CTAGTGCAGTCATTTGTTTTTCCTCCTTTAAAAGCGAGTGTGTAATTTGTACCCCGAAGGCGTACACTACTAATTATAACAGTTTACTTGTATCTTAATGGTCGGTTTCCATCACAAGCTACAAATTTCTTTATATTATCAGGAACCCATACATCAAATTTATTTTCGTCAGATAATGTTAATGGAGTACTTCTAAGAAAACAATTAACAGAATACCTAAATCCAGACATTATTTCTTCCACCTCATGTACCCAGTAATAATCTGCTGGCCATATCATTGCATCTCCTTTCTCTAATTTTACCTTATACTTACCACCCCAAAAAGCAAAATCTCCTCCAGTATACTCATCATTTAAATTAATAGTACAACTACCATAAACCTCTGGATCATGATCTACATGTGGATGAATCCACGCACCAGTATCATATTTCATTATACGATACATATGCGGATACATTAGTGATACTCTTCTCATCACATGAAAAGCATTAAAAGTGTCAAGATAATCATGATAATCACATACCATTTTTTCAACAGCATTATGAATTAATTTAAAAGCTTCTCCACCTGTAGTTGGATTTTTCATAGTAAAGGTTGACCAAGTATCTTCTCCAGTAAAAGCATGTGGACAATGTTCTCTGGTAGGTTCACCTGGCAAATTCTCATACTCGTCAATAATAATTTGACATTGTTGTTCTGATAAAAATTTCTTTTTAATTAATATCTGATCAGTTAAAGTTGGAGGTGTATTTAAATTGTCCATATTCTTTCACAATAATCTCTAATTGATCTATCAGAAGAAAAGAATCCTGATCTAGCAGTATTTAACAGAGACATTCTATTCCATGAATCTCTATTTGTCCATGCACTACTTACACGATCTTGAGCATTACAATAATCATCAAAGTCTGCAAAAACACAGAATGGATCATTATTAAGAAGATTGTCTAATAATGGTTTAAACTTTTCTTTATCACCCTGACTAAAATGCCCACCTTTAATAAGGTTAATCACTTCCCAAAGTTCTGAACTCATATGATTTTGTGGATAATATCCTTGCTCCCATAATTGTTGAATACCACTTTCATCATAACCAAATAAGAAAAAGTTTTCTTCTCCTACAAGTTCACGTATCTCTACGTTAGCACCATCAAGTGTTCCAATAGTAAGAGCACCATTCATCATAAACTTCATGTTACCTGTTCCTGATGCTTCTTTACCAGCAGTAGAAATCTGTTCCGATAAATCAGCAGCAGGATATACTTTCTCACCCAACTTAACACTATAGTTTGGTAAGAATACTACACGTAACTTACCATCCATATCAGGATCAGTATTTACAACTTCTGCTATATGACAAATAAATTCAATAATCAATTTTGCCATATAATATCCTGGTGCTGCCTTACCACCAAAGATTACTGTGCGAGGAACAACATCGACTCCGTTTTTGATACGAAGATATTGATGAACAATCCAAAGAGCAAGTAAGTGTTGTCTCTTATATTCATGTATACGTTTAACCTGTACATCAAACATACTAGAAGGATCTACAGCTATACCTAAATTATCAAAAATATACGTTGCTAAATGATGTTTACCAAGTAACTTTGTCTCTCCAATTTTCTCATTGAGAATAGGATCATATTGATTATCCTCTAACTTTTTAAGCAACTCCATATTAGTTACCCAATCAGTACCAATAGTCTCATTAAGAACTTCAGTAAGTCCTGGATTAGAAGATGCTATCCATCTTCTTGGAGTAACACCATTAGTAACATTAGTAAACTTATGTGGCCATAAATCATAAAACTCTGGCATCAACTGAGTCTTAACCAACTCAGAGTGCAGTGCTGCTACACCATTTACATGATGAGATCCTACTGTAGCAAGATGTGCCATACGCACCGACTTATTACCACTTTCATCAATAATAGACATCTTCTCCAACATACTATCATCACCAGGATAATGAAGTCTTACAACCTGTAGGAATCTTCTATTAATCTCATAGATAATCTCCATGTGTCTTGGTAGAAGTGTTTTAAATAATTTTAAATCCCACTTCTCTAATGCTTCTGGTAATAATGTATGATTTGTATAAGCAACAGACTGAGTTACTATCTCCCATGCAGATTCCCATTCAAGATGTCTTTCATCTACAAGTAATCTCATTAACTCAGCAACTGCAATAGCAGGATGAGTATCATTCAACTGAACCTGCCAATGATGTGGAAAGTCTTCTATTTCATATCCACGTTTTTCCAAACTTCTAATCATATCTTGAAGAGAAGCACTAACAAAGAAGAACTGTTGTTTTAATCTCAGTTCTTTACCTTGATCAGTTCCATCATTAGGATAAAGAACTTTAGAGATAGTTTCTGATGTAACACTTTGTTCTACTGATCCCATATAGTCACCTATATTGAATGCATAAAAATCAAATGTTTCAGTAGCATCTGCTCTCCAAAGTCTTATTCTATTACAGTTATTAACCTTATATCCTAATTGAAGAATATCATAGGGAACAGCAATAACCTGCTCATCAGGAACCCAACGTACTCTATAATTTCCTCTATCTGATACATAATTTTCTACTCTTCCACCAAATCCAACATGAACTGATTCATCTGGATGACAAAGTTCCCAAGGCCATTCTCCATGTAACCAATTATCAGTAACTTCTATTTGCTGATTATCTCTTATCTGCTGCTTGAATATACCATACTTATATCTTATACCATAACCAGTAGCAGGTACTTGTAGAGTCGCTAGAGAGTCCATATAACATGCTGCTAGTCTTCCTAAACCACCATTACCTAATCCAGGTTCTTCTGCTACATCTAAAATCTGATCTAAGGTATATCCAAATGATTTTAATGCTTCTTCTGCCTCTTTCTTTATATCAAGACTTATAAGATTATTTCCAAGTTGTGGTCCAATTAAAAATTCTGCAGATAGATATGCCACCTCCTTTCCAGTAGGTGGTTCCATAGACAACCAATAATTCATCATCTGATCTCTTACAGCATAACTTAATGCCATATAAAAATCATGTAAGGAAGCAGTATCAGGACGTTTTCCTAATGTATAGAAAAGACGTTCTTTAATTCCATTATATAGATTATTCATTTAAATTTAGTAGTTCCTTTATATAGATGTATTATAAGCATTTATGTTAAGAACGGATGCTATTCTAAGATTATCATCATTACATGTTTGGGGACGCACATCATGTGCTAATAATGCAGGGTGAATTATCATATCATCTTCTATAACTTTAAATTCCCAATTAGGAAACATCCACGCATTTAAAATATCATTAGCATCATATTTCAATCTTGTTTCACTTCTTATATCGTTAAGATACCTAGAATAACTCATTGGATTTATGAATCTTGTAGGTGTGTGTGATTCAGTATCAAACCGAATATAATGTATTCCTACAAAATCAGTGTAAGGGTGAAGATGCTCTTGCATATATTGTGAATTTCCACAACATGTATAATTTATTACACGAAATTCAAAGTTAAATTTCTGAGCATTTATACTATTAAAAAATCTTTGAAGAACACCTCTATACAAACCTGTAAGAGAGTTATCCCAATCAGGAAATTCATACTCCGTATTATCCCAATCATCATATATGTGATGAAGATTACTAACATCCGACCAATTATTACGACTACGATTTTTATGATAATTTCTAGTAATCGTATCAATAATTTCCTTTTTATTATATAATTTAGAATCTATATTTTCTCTCCATATAGGCATTCCAAAGAATTGTTCTTGCATAATGAAAATGATAAAGGAAAATACTAGATTACTCTTCTATTTTTTTCTTTTTACTACCTATGTTATACTTTGTTTCTAATATCCAATCGCCTTTATCTCTATATGCTAATACTTTAATTTGATTTAAAGGTGCAATATCTTGTATCTTAGTAGAATCTACGATACCAACCAATCCCCAATCAGAAAGCAACTGAGCAATACGGTTCCTACGCTGAACGTCGTTAGAAGTAAGGTTAGCATGTTTTCCATCAAGTGCAAATAATTCTTTAAAATGAACAAGGAAATATCTTCCCT